GTTCTAAATCTGTTTCTTATAAAGGATTTATTTGGTTTTATAATTGCGATATTTGTCAATAAGGGGTTTTACATCCATCCTTCCTAATTCGTAGGCTCTTTCTAAATGGGAGCAAGCATCTGATACTTTATTAACTTTTATTTCTTGAAGTGCTAAATTTACAAGAGTTGACTGTAAATCAAAACCTAATAGCATCGCCTTATTATAAAAGTTGATTGATTGTTCATGATTATCTAGTTGTTCATAAATATATCCAAGATTGTAATATGCTGCTCCAAAATTAGGATTGATTTCTATACACTTTTGGAAAATACTTACTGCATCCTTAAATTGCAACATTTCTATTAATATAGCTCCTTTCATATTATAATATTCAACCTCTTGCGGATTGATTGCAATAGCTTTAGATATTGCATCTATTGCTTCTTTATTCTTCTTCATATCAGATAAAATATGTGCATAATTATATTGAAATTCATCATTGTTAGGTATCAATTCAACAGCTTTTTCTGCATATTGGCATGCTTTTTTAGGGTTTCCAGCTTGATTTTCCATTATTGCTAGATTGATGTAAGCAGATGCGCTTTGAGTTGATTGTGATTCCAACTTAATTGTTCTTTCAAAATACTTCATAGCTGAATCCGGATTATTCAAATGATGAGCATATATTTGACCTATATTAAAATTATTAGATGCATTATATGGATCTATATAGAATGATTTCTTTGAATCGGAAATAGCCTTCTCTATATCCCCCTGTTCTAAATAAATCGTCGCTCTATTTGCTAAAACCAAAGCATTATTTCCATCTATTTTTAAAGCCTTATCCAATAGTTCCAATGCATCTTGCGAATTAGCCGCCAAATTAGAGAGACCTACATATATCAAAACTTTATCTTCGTTAGTAGCATTAAACAATGCCTTAGAATAAAAATATTTGGCTTCATCCTTATTATTTAGTTGATACAAAATTGATGCTTTATTAATATAAGCCCCAGTTAAATCAACATTTAAAACTTTTTGCCGTGAGATAAAGTAATTGATGTCCACTAATGCTTCCTTAAATAATCCTAATTTTGATTTCACTGTTGCTCTTTGATAGTATGCAATCATAACCTCTTCTCTATTTTGGTTAAGTTGTATAATTCTATCTAAATCTTTCAGTTCTTCATCGTATCTTGACATTATTTCGTAGATTCTCATTCGTAAGAAATAGAGGCTACTGCTATCGGGATATAACTCTATCGCATTACAGATTTCATTCAAAGCGAGTTGGAATTGATTATTATCCCAATATTCTAACGCTTTTTCTTTTGACGCTTGATGTTGACACGATACTAATAAAAAAATACCCCAAATAACTAAATATCGTTTCATTACATGTACTCTAATTTGTGATTAATTAATCAAGATGAAATCAATCTAACATGAATTTAATTACGTGCCTTTCCACCACCAGCAACAATGCCTAATAATACCCAAATAAACGTAATCCACCACCAAACATTATAACCCGTAGTGTAGTAATTGGCTTTACAAAGCACATCACTATAAAAAAAGGATCTAATCCAATTGGGTATGCAAAACAAACCATGCCATATCCCTGAATACCAAGTATAGGTTTTATCAGGTTCAATATCACATAGCCACGCCGCTAAAGCACAAGTTATAGCCACAGGAATAGCGAAACAAATAACAATAGATAAGCATCCAAGTAAATTTTTCATAATTAACTGTAGTAACTTTCTAGTTCCTTGAAAGTGATTATAATAAAACATGAAAGCGTGGAACTGCAATGCTCACATCTTCAATCGGAGGCCCTAGGAAAGCCTATACAAACAGATGTACCAATAGCAGCCCACGCTATAGCGTGAGAACCACTATGCTATCATCGTTTGTATGTCTGGGAAATTTCCTAGGTTTCCGACTGAACGATAAGCATAACGCTTCTAAAAATTCTAATATGTTTTGGAGAGAGTTTTGCTCAATCCGATGCAAAAATATGAAAAATAATTAAATAACCCCAACTAAATATATTTGAATTTTCTCATTTTCTTGTGTTTTATAACCTGAATCCCCTTTTTGGGGTGTCCTCTTCTTTTTGGGTGTGGATTACACTCAGTTTTTCTTTGAGTTCCTGAAACTTCATCCTGAACCATTCGAGTATGGGCATACCGTCAATGCACAGCCGGAACTTTCCTTTCTCCTGCGGATTTCTCTCTACGGTTGCCGTCGAGTGGTCTGTCCTGAACTTTTCCCGGTGCTCTTTCGAATAGAGCCTTCCCTTGAACTCTACGGGTTGTAGGGTGACGATTCGCCTTGTCAGTTCCTCGGTAAACCCCACTTCCCGGCATTGTTCGGCTATGGGCAGCAGTTCCGTTACGATAGGGAAATAGGTGTCTATCTGTTTCAGCCTATTGTTGTACCCTGCAATTTTCTGTTGGTAACTTCGGTTTATCTTGTTTATCTCGCTGTTGTGGCGGTGCTCCATTTTTGTTTGCTCCCTCTGTTCGGCTTGTACTTGTCTTTGCAGATTGGCTATATCCTGCTTCAAACCCTCATTCTCCGCTTCCAGCTTCTTGACCTTGCTGCCGCCCAAAAGAGAACTTACCCCGTCCGCTATGGCTGTGGTTGCGTTCACCGCCGCCCCCTTCATCTTCTGCACGTCGATTTCTCCCTTGACCTTTTTCAGTTTCTTCTGTGCTTCCTCTTCCAGCCCCAGCAGGGTTTCTATGTTCTCCTGCAGGCTGTCTTGTTGCTCTATCAGTTCCTTGTAGTATTGCATGGTGGATATGTGTTTTGCCAGCGAACCGTCTATTCCTCTTTGCAAGCCGTATTTGCTCATGGCTTGTGCATAGGTGTCCTGATAGTGTTTCAGCCTGTGCCTTGCCATGACGTCATCAGCACACAGCCGTACATCCTGCGTGTTCTTCTTGCGGTATTTCTTTTTCCCGTTCTGTTCTTCCTTTCTGGCTTTTCTGCGCTCTCCGGTCACTATCGGTACGATAGTGGCGTGTATGTGAGGTGTCTTCTCGTCCATGTGCAGGACTGCCGACACAAGGTTCCGCTCCCCGTATGTTTCCCGGAGCCATTTCAGGTTGTCGTTGCACCAGCCGTCAAGCATCCCGTCCTCTTCCATTTGCTTCATGTCCTTGTTGCTTCCGGTGAGCAGCACCCGGATTGCCTTCACCTGGTTGGTGCCCACCTTGCGTTTGATGCCCGCCGTCTCTATCCGGTGCGCTATCGCCTGCGTGCGGTTCTTCACTCCTTCGGGGAACCGTACCAGTTCCCGGTTCAGGTGCGTTCGCGTTCTGTCCGCATTCTTCGGGTGTACGGTGCGCTCTATGTGCGTGGACATTGCGCCGTCCGCACCTTTTGCCTTTTCCAAATGCAAAACTGCATATCCCATAACTGTAATACATTTTTCGGTTAATACTTCCCCTGCCTTGCTTCCATGCCGCATGGCTTCGGGGTTTCAAAAGGGGCGGCGTCCCTTTTGCTCATTGGGGCTTTTTTAGCGATGCGTGCATTGCGTGAAGAAAAAGCCCTAATGAGCTATGGCTTTTTTCAAAGCCTTCCGTTGGCTGTACGGTTACATCCTGATACCTTTGCCTTTCCTCTCCGGTTGCTCTGTCTTCTGTTGGCTTTTCTCCGGTTCCGGTTTCTGCTCCTGATGTTCGGATTGTCCGTTCTGTTTATCCCGCAGGAAATCGTTCAGGTCGTTGTAGCCTCCGTATATGTGAGATGCGTCCCGGACGCGCAGCCCGTATTCCTCCCGCAGTTCCTGAACAGCTTCCATTCCCGCCTTGTCGTTGTCGAGGAAACAGTGAATGCGCCCGTAACCGCCCAATGGTCGGATTGCCTTGGAGAGGTTGGAAGTCGAGTTCAGTACGATGTAGTCCTGCCCGTCAAGGTCGGGACGGTCAGGACACCTTTCCAGCCGCAGGGTGAGGAAGGAGAGGTAGTCCATGAAGCCCTCGAAGAGGTAGCAGGTCTCCTTCGGCTGTTCCTGCCGTATGTGGGTGATGTCCTTCGGTGCTATGCAGCCCTTGAAGAGCTTGTTGCGTATCTCGTAGCCTCCCGAACGGTTGGGAAAACCAACGGTAAAGTAGGGTTTGCCGCCGGTCAGATAGCGCACCTCCCTGCATTCTCTTTTTGCCAGTTCCGTATTTATCCCCCTCTGCCGCAGATAGGACAATAGGGCGGGGGAAGAAAGCGGCACCACTTCCAACTGCTGGAAGCTCGGTTTTGAGAGTGGTTGCCCGCCAAAAGAGAAGGAGACCGGGCGCACGCTGGGTGCCTGCTCCGCTATCCGTTCCAAGAGGTAGGGCAGGCTGTCGGATGCGTAGAGTTCCTGCGCCAGTGCGATGATGTTCCCGCCCCTGCCCGCGCCAAAATCGTACCATAGATTGCGTTCCGTGTTGACCTTGAAGGACGGTTCCCGTTCATTCCTGAATGGTGACTTGTACCATAGGCTGTCGCCCTGTTTCCTTACCGGGTCGTAGCCGAGACTGTGCAGATATTCCTCTATGCGTATCTGTTTCGCTTCATTCGTATTCATGTAGGTTTCTGTTTAAGTGGATATTGTTTTTTTCTTTTCGCCCGTACCTTTCCGTATATTACGGGCTGTATCCACTTTACTTTACTTCCGTATATATATGGTACGGGAATAAAGTAAAGTGCTTTTATCAGCAACCGGAACACTTCACTTTACTCTGACATATATATATACCCTGACTAAAGTAAAGTGGTTTCCGGTCTGTGCCGCTAATAGTGGAAGTCAGGGTTGAAGGTGTATTTCCTGCCGTTCTCCTGCACTATCATCCGCTTGCTTTTGAGTACGGTGATGAGTTTTACCACCTTGTTGTCTCCAAGCGTGACACCGACAGAGGCGTATGCTTCCTGCAAGGCTTCCGCAAGTTCCTGATAGCCGTATTCGTCTTTCAGGGTGAACGCCGCTTCCAGTGCGATGCGGTGCTGCCGCTCGGTGATGTCCTTGTACGGGTCGAACTTCTCCCTGTTTCCTTTTGTCTCATCCTTGTCCTTGAACAGGTAGTCTTCCAGCAGCTCGGGCAATGCTTCCTCATTGATGCGGAATGCGAACGGTTCGAAGTCCACCGCCCTGATATGTGCGGTTTTGACCGTACTTATGTCGGGATTCTTGCTGTCCTTCTCCACTTGCAGCACCGTTTCCGCCTTGTTGCTTAGCTCGGTTCCGATGTGCCCCCTTGCGTTCTCGTCCCCCTTGTTCTGGTGCAGTATGGTATGGATGTGGATGTTCCTTTCCCCCGTCCATGTCATCAGCAGGGAGATTACCTTCGTGGATTCGCCGGGGCTGTTGATGTCGTACACCATGTCCCGTATTCCGTCGATGATTACCAGCCCGACGTTTTCAGTCCGGTAGATTGCCTCCCTCACGATTGCTATGCGCTCTTCGGGCGTGTATTTCCGCAGGACGAGGAACTCGAGGTTCTCATGGTTGCTGCCTGTCGGCAGTCCCGCCATGCGCAGGCTGCGCCTTGCCACTTTCGCACAGTGGTAGGAGCTCTGTTCGGTGTCCACATAGAGTATTTTCCGCTTGTTTTCGGGCAGTTCCGCCGTATAGTTCAGTACCGTCCCGTTTTTCAGCGCAGCCGCCACGATTGCGGAGACGTTGAATGTTTTCTTGCTTTTGGCTTTTCCAATTGACGCGCTGAAGTTTCCCAGCGTGCCGATGACGGAGCCCTGCACTTTCAGGATTTCGGGTGCCTGCTCATAGTCTTCCGAAAGGTCAAGCCGCGAGGCATGCCATAGGATTATCGCCTCTTCGGGCGTGATGTTTCTTTCCTTGTTTTCCATATGGCACCTCCCTATCTGCGTCCCCCGCTTTTACGTCCTGCCAGTTCCAGTGCCATGTCCGCATCGACGATGATTTTGCGCCCTATCTGCGTAATGGCTCTGTCTATCCTCCCGCTTTTCTTGATGCGGTTTGCAGTGGGTATGCTGCACCCGAACAGACGGGCTATGCCGCCTATCCCGTACACGTATTTCTTGTCCTTGCCGGCTGTTGGCTGGGCTGGCTTCGTTTCGCTTCCCTGCAAGGCATGGCGGTTCAGGAATATGAACTCTTCGCCCGTCATCTGCCATACGGGCTTTGATAAAAGGTCTCTAATTTCCATATCAGAATGAAATTAACGTTTGTACTGTAAGCCCTGCGCATGGGCTTTTTACCTCGTTCGAACAGTGCAAAGTTAGTTCCGGGTACGGGTGGTAAGGATGTGGATAGCGTGATTGGGGTATCACGCTATCTTATTAAGTATCAGTAAGTAATAAAAGGTGGTAGAAATTATTTTGAGTGGTAAAAGTGGTCGTGTCGTGGAATGTCGGGACATATCACCGGCTATCGGAATACAGACCGCATTTCCCTTGCAAATTCTTGGTTGCTGTCACTGGGGAAATCGGAAACGGGCTCTTTGTATTTTGACTTGTAGTATGTATCGTCTATTCCCAGCAGGTTCATGACGTCCTCTTTCCATTTCTCTCTGTCCGGCTTGGGCAGCGTTTCACCCATAAGGAAAATGAGGTAGCATACACGTGCCTTCTCCCTCGGTCTTATTTTCAGTCTGCCTTCGCATGGTTGCAGGTTTAGGTTGGCGTAGAAGTCCAGTTCGGAAACGGTTTCAAACTGTACACCGTTGCATTTCTCATAAATGGCTGACAGCAGCCGCATGGGAAAATAGGCGGATGGGCTTGCCGGGGTGGTACCGGATGAGGAAATTCCCTTTTCCTCCCTTTCCTTTTTCTTTTGGTCGGTCAGATACTTTTCAAGGATTGCCAATAGTGAGCCGCCCAGCCTGCAAATGTCCCCGCAACGGTTTTGCAGGCATTGCAGGGCTTCCCGCCTTGCCTGCTCCTTCTGCCTGTACAGTTCATCCAGTTTGGCTTTCTCCTTGTCGTATTCCCGTTTGCACCGTTCGTACCTTCTTTCCAGCAGTTCCTCTTCCTGACGGTCGTGTTCCCTGAAACCTACCGCTTCCAAAGAGCCGTTGGCTTCCATGAGTTCCCGGTAATATCCGTTTGTGACTTTCATCTGTCTGTCAATACCCCAGTCAAAACGGCTTTCATGCTGTCGGCAGACATATCCGGTATCAAGACAGTCGAAAAACTCCCTGCAGGTATTGTAAGTCGAGATGTTGCTTTCAATCTCACGTTTCAGGCTGTTCAGCAATATGGAGAAGTGCGCAGCGTCCATTTCAAGCATGAGGCTGATAAGTGCCGTCTCAAAAGTCTGCGTGTCCCTGTACTCTCTGTAAAAATCGGAAATGAACTGCTGCTTCTCAAAAGAGAAACTGTCTCCGGACATTATTCCGGTGTATATCTTGTTGAGTTTCCCGTAGCGGGGTATCATTGACGTTATTCTTTCTTCCATGATATTATTGTGGTTACAGTTGGTTAAACTTGCTCATTGCGTTCGCCTTCACGTCATCGGCTATGTCTATGTAGGGCTTCATCGCCTTGTAGTCGCTGTGCCCCGTCCATTTCATCACCACTTGTGCGGGAATGCCGAGCGCAAGCGCGTTGCAGATGAATGTCCGTCTTCCGGCATGGGTGCCCAGCAGCGCGTATTTGGGTGTAATGGTGTCTATGCGCTCGCTGCCTTTATAGTAGGTTTCGCTTACAGGTTCGCTGATTTCCGCAAGTTCCCCCAGTTCTTTCAGGTAGTCGTTCATCTTTTGGTTGCTGATGACCGGGAGCGCCTTGTGTCCTTCAAACTCCACGTCTTTGTATTTGTCAAGTATCGCCCTGCTGTGATTGTTCAGTTCGATGACAAGGCGGTCAGCAGTCTTTACGGTGGTGATTTCTATATACCCGTCCCGAATGTCGCTCCGTTTGAGGTTGTACACGTCAGAATAGCGCAGCCCGCTGAAACAGCAGAACAGAAAGACGTCCCTTACCCGTTCGAGATATTGCTTGGTCAGGGGTATCTTGTAATCTTTCAGCTTGTTCAGTTCTTCCCATGTGAGGAATATCACCTTCTTTTGGACGCTTTTCAGCTTCGGGTTGAAGCTCTCGTAAGCGTTGTTCATGCAGTACCCTTTCTTGGTGCACCACCGCAGGAACCATTTCAGGTAGGCTATCTGCTTCATGGTGGACGTGTTGCGCAAGCCTTCCACGTCCTTGAGGAAATTCACGTAGCTTGTCAGCTTGGGTTCGTCCAGTGCCTCGAAGGTCAGTTCCTTGTCGAACTTCTCAAGGTGTTTCCTCACTGCGGCGAACTTCTCATAAGTGGCGTCAGACCAGCCGTTCTGTGTCCCGCATTCCTTGATGAACTCCCCGAACACCTCCATAGGTGCGAACGTCAGGGGCTTCTGCTGTTCCTCCTCCCTCTTTTCGCTATGCAGGTTGTTGAAAGCCTCCTTCACTTGTGCAGTGGTAGGCATGGTTCCCTGAACCTCGAACTCCTTGAAGATGTTCTGTATTTCCGTATAGTAGCGCAGCAGGTCGGTGTTGATTTCGGATGCGCTCTGTTTCAGTTTGTTGGTGCAGCCCGGCTTTACACGCTGCTTGTCGGCGTCCCATTTGGCTGCGTCGATGCGGTAGCCCGTTGTAAACTCGATGCGCTGGCTGGCAAATATCACACGCATACGGATAGGCACATTCTCCACGATTGGTACGCCGTTCTTCTTCCGGCTTTCCAAAGAAAAGATGATGTTTCTCTTGATATTCATATTCGGGTGTAATTAAATTAGCACCCAAATATACACCCAATTATTGAGATAGCAAAAGATTTTGAATGATATTTTACGATATAAACCAATCGTAATAAGCTGTTTATTAGTAGATAGTTACGATATTATGATATTTTGCAAAATTATAGGTTAAAGTACCGTACGCACCGCAAACTTACAAAGCAAAATTAGGAAAAGCTCTGATTCACAACAGAATCAGGGCTTTTTTCGTTTCCGGGCGGAAGCAGAATATAGCGTTTCTACGAAGTTTGTCAGGTGCAAATTTAGGGTCCTTTTTTAGGGACAATAAAAAAGCACCTGAAATGTATAATACTTCATTGATTATCATGTTTTTGCGTAGGATTTTCCTGTTCCTCATTTTCTAATTTTACAACGTAAATAAAGTGGCATGAAACAGGAATCAATGAAAGTTCTGTTCTTTATCCGTAAGAGCAGACTAAAGAAAAACGGTGAGGCACCGATTTTTCTGCGGGTGACAATTAACGGACAATTGGATGAAGTCCGGATTCAACGTTCTGTTCCGTTGAAGTTATGGGATAATGTGAAGGAACGCAGTAAAGGAAAAGACCGGAGTTCAACGGAGCTGAACAGCTATATCGAGGCATTGAAAGTAAGGCTGTACCAGATTCACAAGGAACTTCTCTGTCGGGAAGCACTGATTACCCCAAAGAATCTTCTGATAAAGTTATTCTCTAAAGAGGAACGACATCTGGTTTTGCAGACCATGCGGAAATGTATCGATGACTGGACTTCCCTGATTGGTACGGAATACCAGCCCTCCACCATTTCACGTTATAACAACTGTTATGAATCGTTGCAGACAGTCATTAAGGATTTCTACAAGAAAGAGGATATTACATTTCATGAACTTAGTGGGGAATTCATCGACCGGTTTGAGATGCATCTGAGAACGGTACGCAAACTTTCCCAGAATACCCTGACCAAGTATATGAGCTGTTTTCGCAAATTTCTCGGACTGGCCAGGGAAAACGGATGGCTGGAACTGGACCCGTTGGCCGGAAAACGCAAGCGTCTGTTCCGTAAGGAAGAGACGTGCCCTACGTTTCTGACCCTGGAAGAATTGAAACAGATTATGGAGAAGGACTTTTCCACGACACGTCTGAACACCGTGAAGGATTTTTTCCTGTTCTGTTGTCTGACCGGTCTGTCGTACATTGATGTGAAGACCTTGTGCCCGGCACATCTTTATAAGGATAATGAGGGGAAACTGTGGATACACAAGGCCCGCGTGAAGATAACCACTCATAAGGAAAGCTGTACTTGCAATGTACCGCTTTTGGAACCTGCTCTTGTCATTCTGAAGAAATACAAGAACTGGAACCCAGAAGATCCTGAAGGTCCCTGTTTCCCGATTCCGTCGAATCAGAAGATGAACGAATTCCTGAAAGAGATTGCCACCCTGTGTCGGGTGAACAAGCGGCTGACCGTCCATGTGGCTAGGCACACGTTCGCGACGACTGTTACCCTTGCCAATGATGTCGCCCTGCAGAATGTGTCGAAAATGCTTGGCCATTCTTCAACCCGCATGACACAGCATTATGCACGTGTACTGGATAACAGTATTATGAAGGACATGCAGGATGTCGCCCGGGTCTTCGGATAAACGGAAAGGCTATACTTCACAACGCACAGTGAGGTATAGCCTTTTACATGAATGAAGAGTTGTTTGCTTGTATGGATTGGCCTCGCTTTTGTCGGGATTATCTTTTCTTCCCTTTTTCAATCAGTCTGATGATATCCTGTCTCCGATAATAGGTTTTCCGGTCAATCTGGGAGAAGGGCAAGGTACCGTTGCTTCTCATGGCTTGCAATGTTCTCTGTGATATGTTCAGTGCCATGCATACTTCCTGATTGTCCATCCAGTCATCCAGACTTTTTGAGGTTTGATTGCCTTTAAGGTTTTCCAGTTTTTCTTTCAGCAGTTGGATGGACATTACCATTTCTCTGAAAGTACCGGCTTCAATGTTTATGATTTCCATAAAGTGTAGTTGTTTGGTTTGAGGCAAAGATAGACGGTATGGGCCGACCGGCCAATATCATGTCATCAGATGGCATCACAAGTCATCAGATGTCTCATGTTGTCTGTTGCAGGAACCGGTCTTTCAAAAATATCCGGTCGTTGAATCCGGAAAGTACAGCCGTGTTCAGGAAAGGCATGTATTATACTTCACTATATTGCGCAATTTTGCATAGTGTTGTATATCAGTGTATTTACTAAGTTTGTACCAAAACAAAACGTATGAAAGGAAACACACTGAATGTAATGTTCTTTATCTTGAAGAACAAGTTATTGAAGAACGGTGAAGCACCGGTCGTTCTTCGGGTGACAATTAACGGGCAGCGGGATGAAATCCGTATCCAGCGCTCTATATCGGTGGAGTTATGGGACAATGCAAAGATGCGTAGCAAAGGAAAAGACCGAAGTTCGAGGGAACTGAACATGTACCTTGAGACGCTGAGGGACAGAATATATGTCATTCACAGGAATTCCGTGTATGACGGGGAAAAACTGACTCCAAAGAAAATCCTGGATATTCTGTATGCCAGAGAAGGACGGCATCAGGTTCTGAAGGCCATGAAGGAATGCATAGACGGATGGGTGGCTTCTCCCGGGGATTTGCATCCTGCCACGCTGGCACGTTACAACAGATGCTGCGGATTGGTAGAGACCGTCATACGGAATGTTTACAATAAGGAAGATATCGCGTTCTCCGAACTGGACAGGAAGTTCATCACGGCATTTGAAAGGTATTTGAAGGAAACCCGCGGGCTGGCCTGGAATACGGCGGCTAAATATTTGGAGTGTTTCCGTAAAGTTCTCAAGGTGGCCCAGCAGAAGGGGTGGATGGAGGATGGCAGGTGCTTGAAAGAACTGGGACGGCTGTGCGTGAAGGAGGAGACTTCTCCGTCTTTTCTGGGCTGGGATGAACTGAGAACAGTGATGGAAACGGATATGCCGGCCGGACGTCTGGAACGGGTGAAGGATGCGTTCGTCTTCTGTGCGCTCACCGGACTTTCCTATCAGGGGATAAGCACCCTTTGTCCGTCGCACTTGTTTAGGGATGACGAAGGAACACTGTGGATTTGCAGGACACGTGCTGAAGTAGCGGAGGTTGGAGACAGCTGTACAAGCCGTGTTCCTCTTCTTAAACCGGCAATGGTCCTGCTGGAGAAATACAGAGGCTGGAATCCGATGAATCCGGAAGGTCCGTGTTTTCCTGTCCCGTCAGTCCAGAAAATGAATGAATACCTGAAAGAGGTGGCAGTGCGGTGTCGGATTTCCAAGCGTCTGACTACCCAGATGGCCCGCAATACATTTGCTGCGACAGTCACCCTGGCCAACCGGATTCCCAAAGAACACGTCAGGGAAATGCTTGGCTATTCTTCCGACTATATGTTGCGCCATTATATGCAGGCTCAGGAGAGGAATCCCTGAAAGGCATGAAGCGGACATATACAAAATATGATAAAAAGTGAAAGGCTATACTCCAACAGATGTGGTGGTATAGCCTTTCCAATAAACAAAACCGGATGTCAGAACGCTTCTTTTCGGTTTTTTTCCAGCAGTCGTACGATATCGCTTTCCCGGTATAGGATTTTTCCTCCTATCTGGTAATAAGGCAATATGCCGTTGCTTCTGTAGTCCAGCAGCGTACGCTTGCTCAGCTTGAGTTTTCCGGCCAGTTCCGTATCTGTCAGGTAGTTTTCCCCGTCCAATAAGTGCCGATTGTCCGCCGGCAAATGGTCTATGAGGTCCGATATCCTTTTCATTTCATCGAAGAAATGAAGTACTTCCTTGTCTGATTTGGTAATGATTGTTCCCATAAAATGTTCTTTTGGGTTTGAAACAAAGATATCCGCATTCTCATGCCGCTGCAAACCGCCGGAGCCTGTTGTCATCAGATTTCATTAAATGTCATCAGATTTCATCGTACCGGATTCCGGCTTCCAGTCCTTCAGCTTGTTCTTTAATACCTTCATATCCTCCGTGACTTTCCTGTACGTGATTCTGGCATAGGCTTGTGTGATCCTCAAATTGGTATGTCCGAGCATTTTGGAAAGTGTTTCTATCGGAAGCCCGTTTTCCAGACAGACAGTTACGGCGAACGTGTGCCGGAAGCAATGAAATGTCACCCTTTTTCTGATATGACAGATGTCGGCAAGCTCTTTAAGGTAGGCGTTGCTTTTCTGGTTCGAGATGGTCGGGAACAGGTATTCCGACTCGCCTTTCCCGATGTAGAGGCTGACCATTTTCCTAGCCTGAGGAAGAAGGGGGATGAATGCCGGATGGTTGGTCTTGGTTCTGTACAGGTGGATGTACATACCCTTGTCGGAATCTGAAATGATCTGATCCTTCCTCAGTCTACATATGTCTGAATAGGCGATGCCCGTGAAGCAGCTGAAGATGAATATGTCACGGATGGAAGCCAGCCTGGGAATATCCAGCCGCTTGCCCATTATCCTTATTATTTCCTGCCTGTTCAGGTATTGTTTCTGACTTTCCTCCTTCTTTATACGGTAGGTTGAGAACGGATTGGTTGGGATGATTCCGCACCGGTAAGCCCATAGAATTCCTTTTCTTACCATACTCATCATCTTGGCTGTCGTATTGACCGACAGCCTGCAGTCAGTTCTGAAGAACAGTTCCAGTTCGTGTATCATCTGCCGGTTGAACTGTTCCAGTGCCATATCTTGCCTGCCCATCTTCTTGCAGAACTCCTCAAGCCGTTTGTAGACCAGTTTATGCCTGTTGGAATGGGACATGCTGATTTGTCCGGCATGTGCCAGCCTGTCCGCATCTTTCACCTGTTTGTCAAATATCTCCAAAAGGGAATGCGGGTTGGATCCTGTGGTCATGAAGCGTTGTTTCAGCATTCTTGCCGTAAGCTGTTTCCCTTCCAGTTGGGCCTGTTGGTAATGATGTTGCAATGTGGAACTTACTTTGTCCAGATATGCATTGATGTCGTGTGCTTCTGGGTTCATGGCAGAAACACGTTTGTTCTGCTTGTCCCAATGTTCCTGTAAGATGGAAGTCTTCAGGCTTACATCTGTTGCCTTGTTATTGACTATAATGCGGAGCATGATTGTTGACTTGCTGTCTTTTTGAAGCTTTCTACGCTTCAGATAAAAGTAAATGGAAAAACTATGTCTCATAAGAAATAAATATTAATTGTGTCTATATCACGAACGGGTGTATAGGACACGGATAAGACATAGATTATGGTTCTGAATGGAATGTAATATATTGATTATTAATGACCTTGAATAAAGGATTATAAGAAAAGAAAATAAAGTAGATGTGTGATTTTCAGATATTTGTTAAGGTCATAGGAAAAGGTTCGGATCATCCGCCTGGGGCTCGAACCCAGAGCCCCAATCTGCCTTGGGGTAATTGGGTGAAATGTAATGCGTTTATTATCAGATGTTTGCGGCTGTATAATTCGGCATTGCTTACAAAAACAGGTTCAGTTCCTGCATTATTTGCTGGTGAACCTTGTAGGATATTAGTATTCAACCAGATACATCAGACTGCTAAGTGCGGACTTTTCAAATAACCACCTCTTTTCATCTGCATCAGAGAAGAATTTGACGTTACGGAGGTAGTGTTCTTCGGCTCGCAGGAATGGACAGGAAAAGTCGGTTATTTCCGTTCCTTTGGGGAAATCTTACATTCCGCAGTTTCAGTATGTCCGTTCACATAAGTACGGGCTTCTTCACGGAATTTTTCACGTTCCGGTGTCCCGGGTTTGCCAAACTTGGAATCCATGAGTTCGTCGATATCAATCAGAACATTCTCTTTCAAAGCTTCCTTTTTTGTATTCATATTCCAAAGATAGCTTTCTTGATTGAAAAGGACAAGGGTTCTGGTGCAAAATTGTAAAAGACAATGTGATGTTTTTTTGAACTGTATGTAGAAAAGGTTCTTCTCGGTATTATAGTACTACTATTTCTGCAATATGGCGTTATTGAAGATTTAAACAACGATTCGAAGTTTTATAGTTTTGCCGATAGTTTTGAAAGTTTTATTTCATGGACTTTGGCAAAATGAGAATGAAGTTCTATATTTGTATAATTAAACCAGATTTATTTTAGTACATTTGTGTAAATAAGTAACATCGAGAATGGTAAAGATTCCTTTTAAAGTTTCTGCTCGGACTGCTAGATTAATAGGACGTGAAAACGTAGCTACGCCTAAAGGAGCGGTTATAGAGCTTGTGAAAAATGGATATGATGCGGATAGTAGATATAGCATCGTATACATTGATAACAAGTATTCTGTTTTTCATGAATTATTATCAGTTGAACAATATATAGCTCTTCAGAATGTAGGTATTGAATTGTCGTTACTGGAAAAAATATATATTAAGAAAGGAGAGGAATATGTAGCTGAGAATTCTACAAATCCAGGAATTCCATTATTAATTGAGCAACAGAAGAAAAATGCAGAATTATATATTATCGATTGTGGTGAAGGTATGTCTCGAGATATTATAGAGAATTATTGGATGACAATAGGAACTGATAATAAATCGAACAATTTTATTACTCCTAATGGACGTATAAAAGCAGGTGCAAAAGGAATAGGACGATTTGCATTGGATAAACTTGGAGAAAGATGTGAAATGCTTACATTCTTTGATGTCAATGTACATAATTGCAAGGATGAAGATTCAGCTTTTAAAGGATATCGATGGAATGTAAACTGGAATGACTTTGAAGGAGTTGATAAGACTATTGATCATGTTGACGCAGAATTAGAAGGTATTTCTACTACTTATATTGAAAATATAGAGTTACTCAATATTCCAGATTCAATTAAAGACTTATTGAAAGTATCTAAGGCTACTCATGGAACTATTCTCAAGATTTCAGGCTTGCGCGATATCTGGGATGAAGAGGCTGTTGCTCAACTTTATGATGATTTAGGAGTTTTGGTACCTCCTATTGAAAATCAAGACTATTCAATAGTATTGAAAGACTCATTGGAACCCCAAAAATATGGTGCTGTTGAAAGTGCTTTCTGTGATGATTACGATTACAAAATAGAAGCACATGCAGATTTTGAACAGAAAGTACAAATTACAGTATACCGAAATGAATATGATGTAGAATCTATTCCTCCATCTTTTTTTAGAAGGGAAAATCAACAAAAACAGAATTATACTAAGGCTGATTTTCTTCGAGGCTATTGGACGATAGAACGGACGTTTGCTGAACTTATTCCTGGGTATAGAGATAAAGATGTGACTCATACCTTTGAGAATATTGGTGCATTTGATTTTACTTTCCTTTTTATGAAGAGAACTGCTTCAAAAAAAGATGAAAAGAGATTCTTTTATAAACACTGTTCTTATAACCTTCGAACTGAATGGCTTAATAAATTTGGTGGAATCAAATTGTTTCGAGATCGATTTCGTGTAAGACCTTACGGAGAACGTAATAATTCTGCTTTTGATTGGCTAGGGCTAGGCGCTAGAAAGCAAAAAAGTCCAGCGGGTATTGCTAAGTCGGATGGTGGATATAAAGTAGAGGTAGAGAATGTAGCAGGATCTATTTTTATCTCTAGGCTTACCAATATTGATTTTGAGGATAAATCTAGTCGTGAAGGTCTTCAAGAGAATCAAACCTTTAGTGTCTTTAAGTTGTTGATCCAAGGTATCATTTCTATCTTTGAAGAAGATAGGGCTACGATTGCACGTGAATTAGCTGCTGATGATTATGATAGAAACGGTGATGCACAGAATCAGGAGAAGGCTGAAAAATTAGCCAAAGCGATTATGGAAAAGCAATCGAATTCTTCACTAACAGATGAAGATCGGCAAAATCCTCATTATCAGTCTATGGCATTATTAGCAGCTTTGAACGAACAGAAAAATTTAGAAATTGAGCAGTTACGTGAAGAGCAAAAGGTACTTAGAGCACTGGCTAGTAGTGGCTTGATGTTAGCATCCTTTAGTCATGATTTGAGTAAACTGAACAACTCAATGAATGGTAGATTTGAGAAGATTAAGTCATTGTTTTTGGCGAATTTGCCTATAGATACTTTTGAAGGTTATGAAGATAGGAAAAATCCTTATGTATTGTTAGATTTAGCGATGCAGACAGATGAGAAAATGCAGAATTGGCTTAATTTTTCTATAGGGATTATTAAAAAGGATAAGCGTCGGCGTAAAGATATTATATTAGAATCTTATTTTCGTACTTTGAAAATGACGTGGGCTTCTATTTTTGAATCACGCGCTATTAGATGTAATGTTACAGGTGTAGAGAGTTTAAAAATCAGAGCTTTTGAGATAGATTTTGATAGTATCTTTTATAATCTATTTTCCAATTCAATAGAGGCGTTTATACGAATGAAGGAGGAACGTGATAGGACTATTGATATAAATTTCAAAAGGACAGATGATTCTATTATCTGTGAATATCATGATAGTGGTCCAGGATTAAGTCCTGATATCGT